TCATACCGCCGTCAATGACCGCGGCGCAGCTTTTTTCGCCTGCACCTCTACGGTGCTGCCGTCCTTGAATGTAAAGTTCAGGCGCATGTGCTCGTATACGTCCACACGGTCTACGGTCATATACCAAAGCTCCTCGTCAAACTCAGTCACGAAATCTTTCTGCGCATTCAGTTCTTCCAGAAACATGGTGATCTTCGTCCGCTTGGCGAGGCGCTCTGCACGCTGATCGGAAAGCTCGTCCAACTGCCGCTTGGTGTCCATGTACCGCTCGCAGAGGGCGGTGTATTTCTGCTCATATTCCTGCTGGTCCTGCGCCGTGCTGGCGTTTTCGTCCACTGTCTTCTGGATCATGGCCGCAACGACCTCGCTTTCCTCAGACAGCCGGGCCAGATCAGCGTCCAGCGCTGTCGTATCCGTCAGCACACCCAGCACCTCGTGATAGGCCTCCATGATCTGCGTGCGCCTGCCGAGGATGCGGTTGAAGGCTTCGAGAAATGCCGTCTGGATTTCAGAGTCCAGCAGCCGCTCGGTCCTGCATTTTAGTCCATGGTAGCGCTTGTTGCCGCAGACCCAGACCGCACGGCGGTATTTGTCCGCCGTGTGCTCGACCATGCTGCCATATCTGCCGCCGCACTCGCCGCAGAAGAGCTTGCTGGTAAACGGATGCGTGCTGAAAGACTGGATCGTGTCGGCCTTGCGGCGTTTCATTTCGTACTGCACAAGGTCGAACAGTTCCGGCTGGATGATCGCCGGATGGCTGCCTTCCACATAATATTGCTGGGCCTCGCCCTCGTTGAGCTTGATCTTTTTCTGCAAATAATCCACTGTCACAGACTTTTGGAGCAGCGCGTCGCCTTTGTACTTTTCATTCGTCAGGATGCTCTCCACGACCTTGGCCCGCCATGTGGTTTTTCCGCCCGGCGTGGAAATGCCTGCCTCCGTGAGGCACCGGGCAATCGCGTTCGGCGCTTTGCCGTAGAGGAACATCCGGTAAATCTGCCGGACGATTTTCGCCTCTTCCTCTACGATTTCCGGCAGGCCATCCGGCCCCTTACGGTATCCCAGAAAGTTCTTGTAGGCCAGCATGATTTTCCCGTCCGCAAAGCGCTTGCGGTGGCCCCATGTGACGTTTTCGGAAATGGAACGGCTTTCCTCCTGCGCAAGGCTGGACATGATGGTAATCAGCAGCTCGCCCTTGCTGTCCAGCGTATGAATGTTTTCCTTTTCAAAAAATACGCCCACGCCCTTTTCTTTCAGGGCGCGGACCGTCGTCAGCGTATCGACTGTGTTGCGGGCAAAACGGGAGAGAGATTTCGTCACGATCAGGTCAATCTTACCGGCCAGCGCATCGGCAATCATCCGCTGGAAGCCCTCGCGCTTGCGGATCGTCGTGCCGGAAATGCCCTCGTCGGTGTAGACCTCGACCAGCGCCCACCCGTCGTGACCTGCAATATAGCGCGTATAATAGTCCACCTGCGCCCGGTAGGAGGTCAACTGCTCCGCCGAGTCTGTCGATACACGGGCATAGGCCGCGACGCGCAGCAGCTTGGCCTGTGCCTCCGTGCTCAGCGCACACAGAGGAATGTCTTTCTTCGCCGGGATCACAGTCACTTTCGGCGTTCTCACTGCCTGCATACCGCGTCACCTCCTTCTGCCAGACGGCGCAGACTGGCTTCCCGCGCCTGCTGGCGCATTTCCGGCGTCCAGCTTTCGCGCCGGGAAGGGTTGTCCCAAGTCAGATGCACCGTATGGCCGTCCCGGAACAGAAAATTCAAAACGCCGTTTTCCGGTACTTGGATTTCTGCCACTGCCTCAGCAAAGGCCGCTGCATCAAAGTGCGGCAGTCCCATCGCCTTGGCGGCCAGTTCTTCCAGAATGCACTCCGGTATCTGTTTGGCCGGGCAGGCCGCCTTGCCTTTGTGGAAAAATGTGCTGCAAATCCAGACCGGCTTCTTATACGGGCCGTATCCGGCAATCCTGCGGCGGAAATGCTTCCCGCAGTTCTGGCAGAGGACCTTTCCCGTAAATGGATAGACCGTCGGTCTGCCGGAATGCGGCGGACACAGGGCCGCGCGGCGCTTGCGCTCGGCAAGGACCTTTTCATAGGTTTCCCGGTCCAGAATGGCCTCGTGGCTGCCCTCAATATGGTACATGGTCCGCTCGCCGCGGTTGCCCTTTTCAACCTTTGTGATTGGGTCAGCCACATAGGTCTTTTGCAGCAGCATATCTCCGGCGACCTTTTCGTTGCAGATCAGGTCAATCATGGGCGCGCCGCGCAGCGGCTTTCCCTGCCGGGATAAGAAGCCCAGCTTTGCCAGCGCCCGTTCCAGCTGTGCGCGGCCCACGCCCTGCAAGTACAGGTCTGCGACCTTGCGGATGACCGCAGCTTCCTCCGGCACCGGTGTCAGAACACCGTTCTGGATGGTGTAGCCGAACATGGTCGTGCTCCAGATGCGGCCCTGCTTGAAGTTATCTTCAATGCGCCATTTCTGGTTTGCCGAAACGGAGCGCGCCTCTTCCTCGGCGTAGGCGGCAAGAAGCGTCAGAACGATCTCGCCCTCGGCCCCGAGCGTGTGGATGTTCTGCTCCTCAAAATACACGTCCACGCCAAGCTGGCTGAGCTCGCGCACGGTCTCCAAGGTCGTCACCGTATTGCGGGCAAACCGGGAGATGGATTTTGTGATGATCCGGTCGACTTTTCCGGCGCGGCAGTCGGCCAGCATCCGCTGAAACTCGCGGCGGCGGTCCTTCGTGCCGGAAAGCGCCTCGTCGGCATAGACCCCGGCGTACTGCCAGCTGGGCGTATTCTGGATCAGCTTACTGTAATAGCTCACCTGCGCGGAAAGTGAGTGGAGCATCGCGTCCTTACCGCTGGATACGCGGGCATAGGCCGCCACGCGGAGCAGCCGCGGCAGCTTCGGAATGGCCGGTTCCAGTTTTCGTATAATTCGTTTCATAAAAAGCCTCCTTTCATGTGTCCACAGATGTTACTGTGAAACACTGTGAAAGGAAGGCTTTTCAGCGAAAAAATCGCCGAAAATGGGATGAAATTTCCGGGCCATGAATGCCGCGATCGCTTGAAAATCTGCTTCGTCGATCACACCCTGTTCCAGCATGGTCCGCGCGGCGTGCATTGCCGCGAGGTAGCGTTTTTCACGGGCAAACTGCGCCTTGGTCATGGGCGGCTGCGCCAAATCTGGCGCGGATGTAGCAGGCGTGCGAGCAATATTTCCGGGTTTGATTTCCATAGCTGAGATACTCCTTTCCGCAGTTTTCGCAGATCATCGGATAGTAGGCAGAGCGCACGCCTGCCTCCGGATGTGCTTTCCACCATGCCCTGCGGCAATCCTCCGAACAGAAGCGGCGGTTTTTGCGGCGAGGCTGTGTGCGCAGGTCCTTCCCGCAGCATTTGCAGCAGCCGTCCATCCTGCGCTGCGCCCGGCCAGCAAGGCCGTTTCGCTGGCAGTAGCTCTTTACGGTGTTTTCGGATAGACGCAGCCGCTCGGCGATCCCGCCATAGCTGCACCCTTCCAAGCGGAGAAAGCGTATTTTTTCTTTTTCGGTATCCGTCATAAAAATCCCTCAGATTAAAAATGTCCCATACTGCCGTTGTGGCTGCATGGGACCGTTTACTTTATGCCTTTTCCTTTTGCAGCATAGCATCCAGATAGCGTTTGCAGATTACCGCCGCTTTCAGCGTCTCGCGGGAAATATCCAGTTCCGCACTGCCGCTGCCGCGGATCGCGCCTGCCTCCTGTAGGGCCTTTGTCTCCGCCTGCCAGTAAGCAGGTACGTCGGCGAGCGTTTTGTAGCCCGGATTGTTGCGGGCCAGCCAGCTTGCCATCAGCTGATCGAACGTTCCCTGTGTCATGGGTTCCTCCTCTTCCAGTCCTGCCCGGACCGCCGCACGGAAGTCGTCCATGGTCTTTCCGAACTTCGGAAACCAGTGCGTCGGGTCGATATGCGGCGTGGCCAGCCCCTGCTGGTAGCCCTCATAATGGCAGATGATGTGTTTTTCCGTCAGGTCGAACAGCTTGCAGAGATAGACGCAGAGCTCCACGGCCTCCTGATAAACGGCGAAAAAATACGAGGCGTCCGTCAGGCCGTCCTCGCAGATTTCAAAGCCGATGTGTGTATTGTTGGCCGCGCCGCCCGCGTGCCAGCCGCGCATATTCCACGGCAGCGTCTGGTAAGTGGCAATCGTGCCGTCTGCCAGCTTGCCGATGAACGCATGGACGCAGACCTTTCGCCCATCCGGCTGCGGCTGATTCCAGTGGTTGCTGCCGGGGCCGAGCAGGCCGTCGTCTGGGCCGACATACCGGCGCAGATTGGGATTGTTGCAGCCGGTCGAGTGGACCATGATGCCTTTCGGCTTCATGTAAACGCCTGCACGATAGCAGTCGTTCTGTGTAAGATAGAGCTTATGCAGATTCATCCGTTTTGTCCTCCTGCTCGGCACGGTTATGCAGCTGCCCTAAAACGGTTTTGATCTTCTCCGGGATAGGCAGACCGATCCGAGCGGCATTTTCCAGAAAGGAAATACCCTCATTCGAGAGATAGAAGAAAATGACCGCTGTCCGCAGGGCGCTTCCGGTCCCGATGATCTGCTCGTCCAGAATGTGCGCGATCCCCACCATAAGAAAGATCAGGACCTTTTTGAAAATGCCGCGGAAGCCGACTGCGCTGGACAGTTGCTTGTCCAGTACCGCGCACATGATCCCGGTGACGTAATCCAAGACGACAAACACAAGCAGCGCATAGAGAAAGCCGTCGCACCCACCGAGAAACCAGCCGAGGCCTCCGCCAATCGCGGCGATGCCCACTTGAATCCAATTCCAGATCGTTTTCATTTGCAATTTTCCTCCTCTTCGGTGAACGCCACAAAGGGCGTCAGGGTCCCCATTTCATTCACAGAAATACAAAGTTCCTCGCTCAGCGGCAGGGTGAGCCGTTCACACGCCGGGGAGACTGCCATATCCAGCAGTTCTTCCAGCTTGGAGACAGCTTCCTGCTCCTGCTCTGCCGAAAAATGATACTCTCCGCTGCTGTCCGCTTCGCCGTATGCGGATAAAATCTTCTGCCGCTGCTCGGCGAAAAAATCCGCTTCCTTTTGCAGCGCAGAAGTCAGCTTTTGCAGCCGGTATGCGCTGCGCAGCCGGAGCGGCGCGGCGGCCAGCTTGGACAGGGCCGGGATCGCCAGCACAATTTCACGCAGGGTTGTTTCCATAATGTACCTCCTCATGCACTAATCAGGCCGTACTTGGAAAGGATACCGACCAGATTGTTTAAGATTTTCAGATAGTTGGATGCCGTTGCTGTGGAATAGCCCATGTTCTGCGAGGTAGAACTGAGCGTCTGCCGTGCAATGGGACTTCCCGCAAAGAAGCCAATCTTGGAACTGGCGCTGGACCCGATCTTCGCGGTATTCGAGCCGAGATAGGCATAGTGCCAGTAGAGGCTGGACGTGCCGAGATAGAACGGATAGGTCGTGCCGGACGCGGACGGCTTCAATTCGCGGGCTGTGCTGGCGATAATGTAATACGAGGTCGAACCGCCCATTTTCAGTTCCTTGCCCGCAAAGCTGGTCGTGGTGTCCGAACTGCCGCCAATGGCCGTGCCGTTGACGCAGAGCTTTCCCGCGCTGGCCGTGAGATAGCAGTTGGAGCTGAGATACAGCTTTTCAATGTAGCCCGTGTCCCAGTAATAAACGGACGAGCCGAGGCGGTTGACCGCCGCGCCGGAGAACAGGCACTCAAAGGTGCCGCCGTTGAAGCCGAAACGGGCCACGGTATCAGAGCCGGAGCGCAGCTGGATATTTTCACACCAGAGGTTGCCGAAAGGCCGAGCAATCGTGCCGAGGTCCCAGTCCACGCTGGTGGCCGGATGGACCACGACATTGGCCGTGTCCACAATGAGGGCATGGGTTCCGACACCGTCCCATCTGGCCAGCTTGATCTGCGAGCCCGCGAAAATGTAGGTGTAGTCATAGTTCCAGCTGCCGTCGCCGCCGATGTACATGGTCGAGGTGGAACTCTCTTTCAGACTCACCTTGCCGGACTCGGCATAGATGGTCTTGACTTTCAGCGTGGAGGTGTCGATGCGGTCGGCCTTAATGGTGCCGGTGGTGATATTCGCGCCGTTGATGGTAGTCTTTCCTGCCGTTCCGAGGGCGGAAATGGTCACATAGCCGGAGAGGTCAATGGTATCGGCCACCAACTTGATGACCCGGTCGGTCATGATGAAATCGGAAGCGGATGTGCCGGACTTCACCAGCCAGCTGATCTTGTTTGCCGTCTGCGTGACCGAGGTGATGTTGCCCTCTGCCGTCTCGATGCGGGTCTTGAAGCTGTTCACGGTCTGCGTCAGGCTGGAAACCGAGCCTTCTGTATCCTCGATCCGTGTTTTGAAGCTGCTCACCGTCTGGGACAGCGTAGAGACTGCGCCCTCGGCGTTTTCAATGCGCGTATTGAAGCCGCTGACCGTCTGCGAGAGCGTGGAGACATTTCCGTCCACGGTTTGGATGCTAGATAGCAGCTTGCCGTCCGCAGCCTTGAACTCCTGCCGCACCCGGTCGATCTGGGTCGCGGTGGAAGCGAGAAGGTTCGGCACATAATCGCCGACCTCCACCCGCACGGTGTAGCGGTAAAACGGGTCATACTCAATGCTGATGATCCGCGTGTCTACATTCACGCCCATCGGCGTATAGGTGATGTTCACCTCGTCGCCCGCCTGCAAGTCGGCCATTTTGAAAAGCGAGATTTCGTAAGACTGCGTATTCTCCCGGCTGTCAATGGTCACAGCCAGATCGGTCACATTCTCGCCGTCCATCAGCCGCTTTCGCACCTTGCTTCCGCGATGCCTGCGCAGGTTGATCTTGTATCCGGCATATTCCACCTCGCAGCCACAGGCATCGGCGAAGCGCATGAGCGCGCTGCGGCGGCTGAGGGGACTCTGGTCGGTGAACGCGCATTCTACACGGGCCGTTGATTCGACTACCCCCATGTGGAACGGTGTACCGGCCAGCAATTTGGTCATGCCGTCCGGAGGGACGCCTTCAAACACGAAGGTCACGAGGTTGTACTGCTCCTCATTCAGCAGATAGGTGATGTGCTCACACTGCGCCGTCGTGACCGGAAAGCCGCCCGTGATCTTCTTGGATACCCGGACGACGGTATAAAATTGACCGTCCAGCTTCGCGGTCATGCCGACAGACAGCGGCTGCGACCGGGATGCGAGGACGGAGAACGAAAGCGTCCGCTCCCCGGACAGCTTGTCGCAGAGGGATGCGGACAGAACGCGTGGAAAGCTGCATTCCAGCACCCCGGCACTGTTATAAATTTCAATCATGGTCATATCTCCTTATGCAGTTCCAAGATTGCGCACATAAGCGGCATTCTGCGTCCATTGAATTTCTGCCAGAATCCGGGCCAGCGTCGTGCCGTCAATGGTAAGCGGAATGGTGACGTTGAACGCCTGCCCGCTGGATGTCCGGCCGACATCGGAAAGCCCGGAAAGCGTCGTATCCATATTGATGTGAGACGGGATAGCAGTCCGCATATCTGCCGTCATACCCTGCATGACAGAAGAAATACCATCTGCCAGATGCTCTGCCGAGCGCACCGCCGTCTTGCCGTTTTTGTCGAGGGACCCGGCAAGACCCTCCACCAGCATCTCGCCAATCCAGCCCATTTCTTTCGAGGGCGAATGAATGCCAAAGAAGTCGCAGATACCGTCCCAGATGGAACTGATCCATCCGCTGACCTTATCCCACAGCCACGAGGCGAGGGACTGAATACCCTCCCACAGCCCACGCACAAGGTTTGCGCCGACCTCTACGATCTGGGGGAATGGACTCCGTAAAGGCGTTCACGATCCCCTCAATGATCTGCGGGACAGCCTTGACGATCTCCAGAATGATGGTGGGGAGATTTTCAATGAGGGAGATAAACAGCGTCACGCCCGTTTCCACCAGCTGCGGGATGGAAGCCAGCAGCGCATCCACAATGGCAGAGACGATCTGCGGCAGCGCCGCGACGATGGTCTGGATGATCTCCGGGAGGTCCTGCACCAGCGCCACCAGCAGGTCGATGCCTGCCTGCACGATGCGCGGCAGTCCTTCCAGTAATCCCGTGACGATACCGTCAATGATCTGCGGCAGGACCTCCACGATTGCCGCAATAATGTCTGGCAGCGCATCCACCAGCGCGGTCAAAAGCTGGATGCCCGCCTCCATGATCTGCGGGATACCCGAAATGAGGAAATCCACAATGCCCGTGATGATGGCAGGCAGTGCTTCAATCAGCTGCGGCAGGGCATCCAATAGCCCCTGTGCCAGACCGAGGATGAGTTGGAGCGCCGCGTCCAGCAGGAGCGGAAGGTTGTCGATAAGCCCCTGCACGATGGTCGTGACAGCTTCCACGGCAGCGGGGATGAGCTGCGGCAGCGCGTCCGCAAGTCCCTGAACAAGAGACACGATCATCTGGGTTGCCGCATCAATGAGCAGCGGCAGATTGTCGATGATCGCCTGCGTGATGGTCATGACCGCTTGCACCGCAGCCGGGATCAGCTGGGGCAGCAGTTCCAGAATGGTGGTCAGAAGCTGCGAAAAAAGCTGCGTCACGGTATCCAGCAGCGTGGGAAGCAGTTCCGCGATGGCTTCCAATAACGCTTTTGTCGCCGTGGGCAGCGCCTTTACGATATTCTCAATGACCGGTGTAATGTTGGCGATGACATTTTTCAGCGCCTCCGCCATGTTCCCGCACAGCTGCTCCATATCCGCATCCGCATTGCCGAAGCCAACGAGCAGATTCTTTCCCGCCGCCTGCAAAGCATTGATGGAGCCGGAGATGGTGTGTTCCGCTTCCTTTGCGGTCGTGCCGGTGATGTCCATGCTCGTCTGAATGACATGGATGGCATCCACGATGTCGGCGTAGGATTCAAGGTCGTAGTGGATGCCGGAGATCGCCTCCGCGTCGGCCAGCAGCCGCTCCATTTCGGATTTCGTGCCGCCGTAGCCGAGCTTCAGGTTGTCCAGCATCGTGTAGTTTTGCTTGGCAAAGCCCTGATACGCCGACTGGATCATGGACATATCCGTGCCCATTTTGTTGGCATTGTCGGACATATCCGTAATCGCCATGTCGGCGTATTTGACCGCTTTTTCGGTGTCGCCGCCGAGGGACTGGATCAGGCTTGCGGAGAACGAGGTGACCGTCTCCATGTACTCGTTTGCAGACAGACCGGCCGTTTTGTAGGCGTTGGCGGCGTAGCTTTGCAGTTCCTTGGAGTTGTCCTTGAACAGCGTGTCCACACCGCCTACAAGCTGCTCATAGTCGGCATATGCAGAAATAACTTCCTTGCCCAGCTTTACGGCGGCGGCTCCGGCAGCAGCAGCGACTGCACCCATCGCCGTGCCGATACCCTTGAGGACACCGCCCAGCTTTTCAAACTTGCCGCCGGATTTCTCCGCTTTTTCTCCGGCATCGTCAATCTTGCCGCCCATGTCCCCGGCGTTTTTTGCGGCGTCGTCCATTTCATCCGCCATCTTGGACACGGACTTCTCTGCATCCGTATAACCGTCGCTGGCTTCGGAGAGCGCGTCATTGTTGGCTTTCAGTTCGCGCTCCATGTCGTTGAGAGCGGCTTCCGCATTGTTCAGCTGGATTTGCCAGCTTTGGGTGCGGCGGTCGTTTTCCTCAAAGGACTCCGACGCATTTTTGAGCGCCTGCCGCAGCACCTCGATCTTCTGCTTCTGCGCGTCGATCTGCTTGTTCAGAACCTCCGACCGGGCGGCGACGGCCTGCATGGAGGTGTCGTTTTTGCTGAACTCGGAAGACACCAGTTTCATCTCCGAGCCGAGAACTTTGAAGGACTGGTTGATGTCCGCAATGGCCTTTTTGAACTCCTTTTCGCCCTCAAGACCGATTTTCAAGCCGAAATTGTCTGCCATACTGCCGCCTCCTTTCCGCGCAGATCATACGATGGGGCTGATCGTCACATAGACCGTGCAATAACGGTCTGTGATCTTGACGTGTGCGCCATTCTCGCTGCTGTCGATGACCTCGCCGTCTGTGGGCGAGTAGAAGTAATTTGTCTGTGTCGTGACCTCGATATGGATCATCGCGCCAAGGAGGGTGGACACGGTCCCGTCTGTCTGGCTCGGGATCTCGACGGGTCCGTCCAGGCCATAGGCGGTCACGGACGCTTTCGTGTGATTGGAGACCGTCACCTTCACGACCTCGGTGTCTACGATCGGCACCTCGCTCAAAAGGTTCGTGAGCTCCGACAATGTGGCATACCCCGGTACGGTGACATTTTTGGTCATCAGCCAATACCGGAGCACGCTTTTCGCATCTTTCAGCCGCGTGATCTCGCTTTTAATACTCATCCGCGACCGCCTCAGATCGCCGCCAGAGCTTCTTCAATATCCGAGGTCAGCGACACCGTACCGCCTGCGGTGTAGCCTGTAGGAATGGTCACGCTGGTCGTGGTCAGACCGTCCATCGTGGCGGTCGCGCTGCCGTTGTCCGGCATGGAGCCGGTGACCTTCACGCCGTTCACAAAGGCTGTCTTGCCGTCGAGGATGTTCGCCGCCAGCGCATCCGCGCCGGAGGTGTCCACGAACTCCTCCGGGATTGCCGCCACGCTGACCTTGGTGAGAACTTTGCCCGTAGACGGAACAACATCCTGCGCCGCTTTGGTCGGCGTGACCGTTTTTGTCTCCACTGCGACGGACACCTTGCCCGTGCCGCTGTGGTAGCCCTTGGGGATGGTATAGGACGGCGTATTCGCGTCCAGCGTCTTGGATACCGCGCCGTTATTCGGCATGGTGCCGGTCGTGACCTTACCGTCTGCCGTGACGAGCACCTTGCCGGTCAGCGTGTCTGCCGCGCCTGCCGTAACGGAGGATACATCCTGATACGCATCCGGGATCTGCGAGACGGTAACGTCGGACAGACCGTAATAGCCGCTGTCCGGGGTGATCGCCTGCTGTGCTTTGGTGGGCGCGACCGTTTTGCTTTGCAGCTTGTAGTTGCCGCCGCCCGCCACGCCGGAGACCGTACCGCTGCCGTTGTGGTAGCCCGCCGGAATGGTGTAGGTGTCGCCCTCCTGCACAGTCGCGGAGACCGCGCCCTGATTGGAAATACCATCCACCGCCGTGGCGCAGTCGTCCAGCTTGGCCGCAGCGGCCACAAGCCCCAGCGCCACCAGCTTTGTACGGATCTTGTTTCTCGCCGTCTGGAGTTTGGCGAGTTCAGTTGCAATGCTCATAAAACCTCCTATATCGTGCCGAGCAGCACTTCAATGTTGCCCAGCTCTGCATACACCGCCGCTGCGGTGATGGGGAGCGTATTGTCCGCTTCGGCTTCCTCCGCCACCTGCACGGCAAGCCGTCCCTGCTTGTCCCACATGAGCGCGTGCCCCAGCGAAAGGCCGCCGCCGACCTGAACGGTTGCGTGAAAGTCGGCATGGAGCCGTTCATCCTCGGTATGCAGCTTTGCGCTAATGCGCATCGGCGATCAACTCCTCTCGATGTAACAGTTCTTTTGTTGGGACCGGAATACTGTCCGTTGCAAATACAGCGCCGCCGAGCATGACCCGAAGCTGTACCTTTGCGATCTGGTTGTCTGGCAGCATCAGCGTCTCGGTCTGCGTCAGGCGTAGGCTGACCTCCGTACCGTCTGCGGACAGAGAAAGCTCTGAGAGCGGACGCAAAAGCCGGACCGTTCCGCAGGCGAGGCAGAACTCCGCAGCCGCACAGCCGGTGATGCTCCTGTCAAGAGACAGCGTCAGGGTCGGCGTTGTGCCGGGGATGATGCTCATGTGCTTCGCCTCCTTACAGTCCGGGCGGGATAATATCGTCGATGGAAAGCTCCCGTTTCGGCTTTGTCATGCCGAGGAACTGCCTGTGGCATTCCCACAGGTCGAGGAGAAAACCGAACGGCGTCAGCCAGACCTCCTCGGACGGAAGATGCAGCTGCGCCGTTCCGTAATAAAAAAGCCGGGTGAACAGTTCCTCGTCTGTTACCCAACCTGTGCGTTTTTTGAATCGTTCTCACTTTCCACATTTCGCTTCGTCCCCTTGAACATGGCCTCCATGATCGCGGATTTATACTCCGCCAGTTCCAGAGGACTGGTGAGCAGCTCGACCGTTTCCTGCGTGAGAAGCGCCTGCTTCTCCTCCGGATTGCGGAAATTGTGGATGAGAACGGACTGGTTTGCCAGCAGCGTAATGAGCCATACCAACTCGTCCAGAGCCATCTCAAAGTTTTCTGACCGCATGAGCTTCTGACCCAGATTTTCCAGACCACCATATCGTGCTGCGATTTCCTTGGTGGCGCGGGTCGTGAGAATGAGTTCAAACTCCCGACCGCCGATGTTGATTTTTGCGCTTCTGTCGTGTTCCATTTCGTCCAGCCTCCCTTCAAGCAGCGAATACCGGTTCATAGACCTCCGAGTACCAGCCGCTGATAACCGCTGCGGAGACCCCGGTGGAATCCTCGGACACCTCCGCCTTCCACGGATGCTTGCCCTGACCATCCAGCTTGTTGCGTCGCAGGACGGTGCCTTCGATGCTGGGCGTGGAGAACTCGATGCTCTCGCCCTTGGTGGTGAGGTTCGTCGCGGGGATGCCGAACTTGACCTTGTAAAGCCAGAAATAGCGGTACTTACCGTTGGACTTCTTTGCCCGGAATCCGATGGCCACAGGTTCGCCGCCGTCCTCGGATGCGGAAATGAGCACCTTGTTGTCGTCGATTTTTGCACCGGTCAGGTCCTGCGCCACCTGTACGCCAATATCGTCGATGCCCAGCGTCAGCGTACCGCTCTGAAACTCCTTCACGACCTCTGCCGCGCCATCGTCGGCATAGAGCGTCGCCTCGGCCAGTTCCACGGAAAGCTCCGCCGTCATGGCCTTGGCAAGCTGTGTCGGGGTTCCGTAGGTTTCGTCGCCGTTGTCTCCCTCAGTGATTTTTGCGTAATAAAGTTTATCCAGACCAATGGTCGCCATGGTCATTCCTCCCAAACATAAGATTTTGCCACGTCGATGGCATAGTGGTGATAGCCGGTATCGTCCTCATGGCCGATATACCGGCGATCCGTGACGGTCACGTCCGCCGCCAGCAGCGCACGGACGAGCGTATTTTTGATCTTCATATAATTCTCGCGGCAGAACAGGGAAAGCCGCACCTCCTGCGTGTCGATGCCCGGACGGTCGTCTGCATGAAGGTCAAAGGTATCCGAGAGCGGCGTCAGCACGAGGTAAGTATCCGGCGCTGGATCGGTGAACACGCCGGTCTCCACCGGGATGGCGCAGCTGCCCGCGATGGTGTTCAGTTCCGACAGCAAGCTCACAGCTTTTCGACCTCCTCCTTGAGCGTTTGCTCCATAACGCGGATGCACTCCGCTTTGGAGGCAGATTTTGCGGGTTTCAGAAAAGGCTTGGGCGGCTGGCCGGATTTTCCGTATTCGAGGATGTTGGCGATCTTTGCGTTGCTGCCGCCATCCGAGCGCGGTTCGGAAAAGCCGATCTTGATGTCGTGGTTTCCTTCGCGGTTCAGCTTGACGGGAGAGAGGCCCAGCGACTGCGCCAATTCGCCGGTGGAGCGCGAGTCGTACTTTGTCCCGCTGCCGATGACGGCGGCGAGATTGCTCCGCACCTTTGCCAGAACGACCTGCCCGCCAACTTCCAGCACCTTTTCCGCAACGCTGTCGGTGTCCTTACCCAGACGGGACAGCTTGGTCAGAAACTCGTCCGGGAGTTTCAAATCAGCGCGTGCCATCCGAAGCCGTCACCTTCTTTGCCAGCACCTCGATATACATTCCGCGACCCCGGACATCTTCCACGGAAACGATGTCGTAGCGACCGCCTGCGCAGGCGATGACCAGACTTGTGGTCACCTCCACGCCGGGGATCATGCGGAAGCGGAAGAGGTCGGTTGCATCGGAGAATGCCGCCCGGTTGACCCAGCGCTGGGAAGCGTTGCGCGGTTCCCGATAGGCCCGCACAGAGGCCAGAACTTCCTCTTCCGTCACGCCGAAGCCTTCTTCGTCGGTCCGGGTCCCAGTCCGGAGGAGTTCAATAAACTCGTTCATTTTCCCGAAGCTCATGCTCACACCTGCCAATTCCGGTCCAGCCGGAGCAGCAGGTTGACGGTTTCCCATGCCTGCTGCCCGGCCTGTACATTATCCGCGTAAAAGCCACCGGTCGTGCCGTCGCGGCTTTCATAAAAATGCGCCACCAGCATAATGACCGCCTGCTCCGTCGTGGGCGGCAGGAGGTTATGCCGGTAATAGCCGTCCGGGAGGTGCTGGTAGCGCTCTGCATACGAGATGGCTGCGGCAAGGTAGGACCCGAGCAGAGCATCGTCGCGGTCATGTTCCAGAAGGAGATTTTCTTTGGCTTTTTCCAGCAGCGTCATACCTTGCCGCCTTCCTTACGCCGCTTTCTGCTGGAGAATCTTCACGGCCTCCGGCAGGATCAGACGGCCATCCACGCGCTGGGTGGCGAGGAAGCCGACCTGACCCGTGGGCGCGTACAGTTCGCCGAGACGCTTGAAGCTGCGGCCCTGCCGGTCAGCCACCCAGTAATACGAGAGGTCGCCGAACAGAACGCCCTTGGCCCCTGCAGCCAGCGCGGGCATATAGGCCGAGGTGTAGACCGGGCGTCCCATCAGGGTGTCCGGCGTACCGGCGCTGAGAGACGGCTGCCAGAGATACTGGCCGTTGGCATCTTTCAGCTTGCGGACCGCCTTGACCGTGGAATCGTTCATCAGGAACACAGACGCTTTCCGGTACGGAGCGCGCAGGGAGTAATAAAGGTCCATCAGCTCATCCGCGGTAATGGCCGTCGCGGATGCGGCGGTCACGCCGGTCTGTGCGCCGCCTGTCGCCGCCAGCACGCCGAGGGGTTTCCCGCTGCCGTCGCCTGTGAAGAATGCTTCTTCCTCCTTATTGCCGATGCGCCGGGCAAACTCGCGGGAAATGTAGCTTTCCAGATCGAATACGCTGTCAGCCAGCAGCTCCTCGGAGACTTTGATCATCGTCCCCAGCTTATACGCCCCGATGGAGACCTGAGAGAAAGCATCGTCGCTTTCCGGGATCGTGCCCTCCTCGTCTACCCACGAGGCTGTACCCTTGGAGGCCACCACGGGGATTTTGCGGTCGCCGGAGCTGGTCTGAATGACGTGGGCCAGAGAGCGGAAAATGTTCTGCTCTTCCAGCGCCTCTACCAGCGTCCGCTCGAACTCGTCCGGGACGAGATAGCCGCCTTCGGAATCCGTGCCGACCTGCAAGGCGTTCAAGACCTCCATGCCCGGCATCTTGGAGCGCATAACGTTCCAGAACGAGCGGCGGTATTCCGCCGAGGCGCGGCCCTGCTTTTCCTCGCCGTGCGCCGCTGCGGGCTTGCCGGTGAGCGGCTGACTCAGGGGCTTTGCCAGCTCCGCATCCAGTGCCGCCTGCCGTTCCAGACGGTCGATCTCCTTGCCGAGGTTTACGACCTCCGCCTCCATTTTTTCATAGGCGGCCACGTCCGCGGCGGCCAGCAGGCCATCGCTGCCGCGCTTGGCATCCAGCAGCGCCTTTGCGGCCTCCCACGTTTTTGCGCGCTTTTCACGCAGTTCCAGAATCTTACTCATCGTATGTACCTCCTCAGTGCTGTAAAAGTTGAAGCCGCTGATACAGCGGCTCGACGGATTGCAGATGTTCGTTTTTCGGATGCGGCAGCTTGCTCAGAAGCGAATTGGTCACAGCCCTGCGGGAAAAGGCATAGGAAACGGCATCCGCGGCGGACTTCTTCTCGTCCGTCAGAATGCCGTCTGCGAAGCCCAGCTCCACCGCCTTTTTCGCGTTCATCCAGGTCTCCGCATCCATGAGATGGGACAGCTTTGCGCGGGAGAGGCCTGTTTTGATCTCATAGGCGTTGAGGATACTCTCCTTGACCTCGGACAGCATGGCGATGGCCTTCTGCATCTCCTCCGAGTCACCGATGGCGACGGTCAGGGGATTGTGGACCATCATCATGGCGGTCGGGGCCATGAGCACCTGCGTTCCGGCCATTGCAACAACGCTGGCCGCGCTGGCGGCAAGGCCGTCGATCTTGACGGTCACATGGCCCGGATAGTCCATGAGCATGGTGTAAATCTGGCTGGCTGCCACGCAGTCGCCGCCCGGCGAGTTGATCCACACGGTAATGTCTCCGCTGCCGGATTGTAGTTCGGATTTGAAAAGCGCCGGTGTAACGTCGTCGTCAAACCAGCTTTCCTCGGCAATCGTGCCGCTCAGATAGAGAGTGCGGCTGCCGTCGTTGGCATCCCGCGCCCAGTTCCAAAACTTGTTCATGTCGTTTCCTCCATCATTTCTGCGCCGGATGCAAACGCGCCTGCGTGCTGCATCGGGAGCATATTGCCGTTGACGAGATACAGGTCGCCGCCTGCCTCTGCCGGGATGCGGTCGAGGTTTTCCAGTTCCCGGATGTCGTTTGCGGACATCCAGCCATTTTGCCGGGCGACGGCGTAGCCGTTCATGCGGCTCTGATAGTCGCCGCGGAGCAGCCCTTCCACATTGAACTTGGCGAAGTAGCGTTTCTTTTCCTCCGGACGGAGCAGCGCCCGCTGAATGGACTGCTCCCAGCGGATGACCCACGGGTCCAGCGTGTATTTCACGAACTCCAAGGACTGCTGCTCAATATTAGAAAAGCTCGACTTTTCCAGATCACCGACCATGTGGGGCGGAATCCGGAAAATTCGAGCGATCTCGTTGATTTGAAATTTGCGGGTTTCGAGGAACTGCGCCTGTTCCGGCGAGATGGAGATGGGCGTGTACTTCATGCCCTCCTCCAACACGGCGACCTTGCCGCTGTTGGCGCTGCCGCCGAACTGACTCATCCACGCCTCGCGCACCCGGCTTGGGTCCTTGATGGTGCCGGGATGCTCCAAAACGCCGGAGGGCGCTGCGCCGTTGGCGAAAAACTTTGCGCCGTATTCCTCCGTGGCGATGGCCAGTCCGATGGCGTTTTTCGCCATGGCGATGGGACTGTAGCCCACCAGTCCGTCAAAGCCGAGGCCGGGAATGTGGAGCACATCCGAGGGCGGCAGCAGGACCGTCGTGCCAGTCATGGTTTTTGCCTCGTCCGAGGCGCGGGTGTAGGTGTAATAAAGCTGCCCATGCTTGTCCCGGTCCACGCTCATCCGGTTCGGCATGAGGGGATACAGGGCGACGACCTCGCCCTTGCCGTTGTGGATGATCTGCGCGTAGGCGTTGCCCCAGAGCAGCAGGTGGGTCATGAGCGTTTCCCGGAACACGAAGGAACTCATTTCCGGGTTTGGCTCGTCGTGGAGCAGCAGATAGAGCGGATGATCCACGGCCTTGACCTTGCTGCCATCCGGCGTATAGCGGTACAGGTGCAGCGGCAGCCCGGCAATGGCCTCCGCCAGAATGCGGACGCAGGAATATACGGCAGTCATCTGCATAGCGGAACGCTCCGTCACCGCCTTGCCGGAGGTGGACCCGCCGAGAAAGAAAGCGTAGCTGCTGCCGGGGGTCCGGTTCTGGGGCTTGTCTCTGGATTTGAAAAGCCCTGTGAGGATATTCATAGTATCATCCCATTTCTTGAAATATTATGTTCGCGCGTTACAGGAACAGCAGCCCGCGCTCGTCGTACACCGAGGTGCCGGAGGTGCTGCCGCAGCGGATGGCTCTATCCAGCGCCATGATGGTGGCGACGGCCCCGTCGATCTTCTCTGTGGATTTCTCCTTGTCCGGCTTGATATTGCCTGCCGGGTCGGTGCGAATGAAGATGTTGTCCATCATCCAGCGGAGGACCGGATGCCCACCGTGGGCGAGCTTCCGGTCCAGCGTCAGGCGCATCAGCTCCTTTGTCGGCGGCGACATATCCTTATAGCCCTGGCCGAACGGAACGACCGTAAAACCGAGGCCTTCCAGATTTTGCACCATCTGCGCCGCGCCCCAGCGGTCAAAGGCAATCTCCCGGATGTTGTACTTTATCCCCAGCTCCTCGATAAACTGCTCGATGAAGCCATAATGCACCACGTTGCCCTCGGTCGTCTGCAAAAAGCCCTGCTTTTCCCACACGTCGTATGGGACATGATCGCGCCGGACGCGCAGGGGAAGATTTTCCTCTGGAATCCAGAAATAAGGAAGAATTGAATACGGTTCTTCCGCCTGCTCCGGAGGGAACACCAACACAAAGGCCGTAATGTCCGTCGTGGAGGAAAGATCGAGGCCGCCATAGCAGGCGCGCCCGGCCAGCGACGCAGCATCCACCGGGAATGCGCATTTGTCCCATGCTTCCATAGGCATCCAGCGTACCGCCTGCTTGACCCATTGGCACAGCCGCAGCTGCCGGAAGAGGTTTTCTTCTGCGGGATTCTGCCGTGCGTTCTCACAGGCAATCTCCAATTTTTCTGTCGTGACCGTCACGTTGAGGGAGGGGTTGGCCTTGGCCCATACGGACGGGTCCGTCCAATCGTCCGCCTCCTCCGCGCCATAAATGACCGGATAGAACGTCGGATCGACTTTCCGCCCTTCCAGAATGTCCATTGCTTTCTGGTGGACCTCGTAGCAGATGGAATTGGTATCATTCCCCGCGGTCGTAATCAAAAAGTACAGCGGCTGCCGTCGGGCATCGCCGCTGCCTTTGGTCATAACATCAAACAGCTGCCGGTTTGGCTGGGTGTGCAGTTCATCAAAGACCACGCCGCTGGTGTTGAAGCCGTGCTTGCTGGCGACGTCTGCCGACAGTACCTGATAAACGCTGCCGGTCGGCTGGTAGATCAGGCGCTTCTGCGAATCGAGGATTTTGCAGCGCTTGGCCAACGCCGGACACAGCCGTACCATATCCGCCGCGACGTTAAAGACGATGGAGGCCTGCTGCCGGTCGGCGGCGCAGCCGTAGACCTCGGCGCGCTGCTCGCCATCGCCGCAGGTAAGCAGAAGCGCCACCGCGGCGGCCAGTTCGGATTTACCCTGCTTCTTGGGGATTTCGATGTATGCCATGTTGAACTGCCTGTATCCATCCGGCTTGACCACACCGAACAGATCGCGGACGATCTGCTCCTGCCATGGGAGCAGATGAAAGGGTTTGTTGTACCACTCGCCCTTGGTATGCTTGAGGCATTGGATGAACGCCACGGCCATGTCCGCCAGCTCCTTGTCATAGCGAGAACCTGCCGCCATGAAGGTTGTCGGCGTATATTTCCTTGTCTTTGCCGTAGGCCATCCTCCTCTCTAAGGAAATCAAAAGGGACCTCCCGCCGTGGAAGGTCCCTTTTGCAGTATTTTTTGGTTTGCTGGTCAGCAGTTATGTTTTGGTATAGAGCGTCTTTTTTGCATAGGTGATACAGGTAACTTCTTCCGGGCCATATTCCGCATACCGACCAAAGGTTTCCTCAAAGCGTCGGCGATCCTGCGGCAAGATGTCCCAGCGGTTATAGCTATTGGAGCAGTCTGTGCAAAGCGTGTGCGCATCGGTCTGAAATGTCAGTTCCTTGCCGTCTTTATGGATGGTCACCCAAACGCGCTTGGCTCCGCTTTGCGATACGGCATCCCGGATGCGTCGGACCATGTGCAGCCGATGCTGTGGGTCGTCCAAAATGGTCCGCCATGCCGCAAGAATCGCGTCGTATTCCAATAATTCCAGCAGTATCTGTTCTTGGTGCGTTTCAAAGTACGCTGTGGCTTCCTGCTGGGTGTAATCGTCTGGGGCCAAGATATAGCGGAGCAGATTTTGGTCCGACCATCTTTCCGGCATGTAGCTGCACTGGAAAACCGCGTCTTCTATGCTCCTGCCGGATAGATAATATCGCGTAGCACGGTCAAGAGCTTGCCGCCTACGGAATGCCTCCAATTCCAGCGCTTTTTCTTCGCTGAGTGCCGTGACGGTCAGGTTTCTGCGGTCGTTGCCGACCATGGTGCAAACTCGTGCGCGGACATCTGCTTGCAACTGTTCTGCCAGATGCACGCGGCCCCGCGTGCGCAGGTCGTCCTTGCATTCCGGCAGCAGATCGCACAGCGCATATTGCGCATCATAGAGCTTGCCGTCCTTGCGGCAGTAGATTCCAGCATACGCGAATGCTTCTCCGCGCTGGATCGCCTCTCCGTGATAATGAGACTGTTCATAGAGATAGTCGAACGCAGGCGCGATGGAAACACGGAGAATGGCAAAGCACTCACGCTGTTTTTGAAAGCACTTGACTGGTTCCGGCAGATCGGAAGCAAGCCACTGCATCAGTTCGTTTTGCATATACTCGCCTCCTTAATACTCGTCCGGGAAGAGCACGGTTGTCGAACTGCGGTCTGCCTCGGTGATGATCCAGATGTTCTGCGTGGGATGGCCCGGCCTTTTGTAGGAAGCGAGGATACGCGCGTCGCCGCAGGCCACCGCGTCGTCGTTGGCGCACTTGTCCGAGGAAGTCATATCGCCCCAGTCGCCCTCCCGGTATCGGGAAAGGCACTGCCAGACGAATGCGTGAAACTCTCGATCCTGCCGCGTTTGTTCTGCGACCCCTGCGGTCGCACAGAGCATCCCCAGTGAAAACTTTGCCATGTCAGCCACCTCCTCACATCTCATATCCGGCACAGCGGATGATCTCGTGGATGGCGTTCATGGCCCGCTTGGGGCTGGAATAGTCGCGTGCGCCCAGCGCCCGTCCATTTTTGTAAAGCTGGATCACCGGAATGCCAAAACGGATGAATGCCGTAATACGGTAGCTGCTCTCGTACTCGCCATAGAAGGCAATCTGTACGGTCTTGTGCCATGTGCGCTCATAGAGGAAGCAGCCGTCGCTGGCAGTCGCTCCGAGGTACTGGAAGCCGTTGCTCCGCATCAGTTCCTCAAAGGCCGCCTGCTTCATTTCAACTGTTTGTTTCATTGGAAAAACCTCCTTGTTTGATGTGACAGGAGATTACTCTGGACACCCCTGAAAAGCAAGGAGAACAGGTGAAAAATCCGTGATTTTCAAGGCTTTTCTGCTGCGGAAGCGCCGCAGAACGGGCAGGCTTTGCTGCTCTCGGCATCGTACCATTTTCCGCAGGCCGGGCACTCGGCCCACTCTCCGAAAAGAAACTGCTCCTCCACCCAAGTTTCAGGGTGCTCCCAATCCACACAGTCAAAGCATATTTGTGCCAGCTCCGGCTGCTCGTTGCAGATGCGCAGGAAATCCCGGCGTGTATACAGGGTGTCCGACAATTCCGGCACATAGCAGACGCGATCCGGCTGGCTGAGAAAGGCCGGCTCGTCTTTCACAATGTAGCCCTGGCCGTAAAATTCACGCTGTATCTGCGCCGGGCAGCGCGCAGAGGCGGGCGTGTACTTTCCGATTTGGATCATGGCCCCACCTCGATCGTATAAAAGTCCTCGTCACAGCGGAAGCATTGATACGCATATCCCTCAATATCCGAGGGATACAGAACGCCGTGGCAGCGAGGGCAACGCTGCCGAACAGGCGGAATGATGCGCAGGCGGTCCACGCCGTAGACCGCCCTAAGGCCCGAACCGTTGTCCCAACGGACGAATACCGTGCCGGTATCGTCCACACTGCGAACAAAGCCTTTGTCGCCGGGGCGCAGCTTCGTATACGGGTCGTCCATGGAGATCAGCTCCACCCGTGTGCCTGCCGGGTACTGCCTGCGCAGCGCTTCCACGACCTCCCGGTCCGGGAATTGCCGCTGGCTTCCAGATTTTCGTTTCATCGAAAAACCTCCTTTTTTGATGTGTCAGGAGATTACGCTGGACACGGGGAAAATGCAAGCCTCACACTGAAAATAGATAGGCTGGTTTCTTATCGTGCGCACCCGTTTGATAGTTCGTGGTCATACCGTACACTTCGGTCATGCCCAGCAGCGTACAGCCGTGCTGGTACAGGCCCCACGCAATCCGGACCGCGCCGGACCATGTGGAAGAAAAGGTGAAGCGCCGGATGCCATAGGCCCGGAAGCTGTCCAGCAGGCCCGGAATGTCCGCTTCCTGCGTCAGATCGTCAATATCCAAATCGCTGTTCCCGCACTCCATGGCATCGCGGTACATCCGATACAGCCGGGAATAACAGCCGCCGCGGGCAGCTACTTGTTCGGCAAGCTGCCGGTGTGCGCTACGGGCTGCTTCCTGCTGAGAAAGGTCGCCGCTGGCCTTGGCTGCGGTATAGCGTGCAAAGACGGCCTGCTCTGCTTCATAGTCCTGCTTCAAAATGCTGTTTTCCATGGTCGCGTGCTCCTTTGTTTGATGTGTCAGGAGATTACTCTGAACACGATGGAAAAGCAAGCAGGAAAGCAGCGAAGATTATAATTTCACGGCCTTTTCGCCGGTATACTGCTCCCAGCGCAAAAGCGATAGGTCACAGTTGACGGGATCGGGGTCCATCGCGCAGCACAGGCGACCGCTCTGTTCCGCGGCAATCAGCGTCGTCCCGCAGCCGCAGAAAGGGTCATAGACCACAGCTCCGGGATCGGAATGGAGTTTCATACAGCGCCACGGCAGTTCTACGGGCGACGCCGCCTTTTTCCCGTCCCCGTAGGAGATCGGGGCCATCTCCCAGATTGCGGCATAGCCCCAATTCCGGCGCTCGTCGCGGGTCAGGCGGCGGACGAATTGGTAGCTGTGTCCGGCAAAGGCCGAGACCCACGCGAACTCCTGATCGTTGTAGGCCTCCTGCGCCTGCCCGGTAAAGGCGCTCACATAGGAGAATTGCTGCATGGGCTTTGCGCTGGATAGGTGGGCCGTGCCCATGCGGGCAGCGATGCCGTTCTTTTTCCACACCCGCATCCAGAGCGGGCGGAAGTTTCGGTCCGAAAACAGCTTGACGCAGTAGGCAGCCAGCGGCTCCATGAACTGCGATCCCGTGGCAAACAGGTCCGTAAATGTGCAGCAGGCCACGTCGGCAAAACGGCAGACCTGTTCCAGCACCGCCTGCATCCGCTCCGTCCACGGTGTGAGGCCTGCCTTGGGGTCCAATTCACAAGGAAGTTCTGTGACCGCGCAGGCAGCGCGCTTGCCATCCAGAAGCCGTGCCACATCCGCACCGGAGGCCGGATCGCCGCAGAGCAGGCAATGACCGCCCAGCTGCCAGAGGTCGCCCGGCTGGGTGCGCGTCTGCCCGGCAGCCTCGATGCCGCTTTTGGCCTTGCCGACATCGAAATCGTCCTGCTCCGCTTCCTTGGAATAAAACTTGTTCATCAGCGCGTCGATCTCGTCTGCATCGAAGCCGGTATAGGAAACGTCAAAATCCGCAGCATCCAGATCGGCCATGATGTCCGCCAGTTTGCCCTCGTCCCAGTCTCCCTGAATCCGGTTGAGCGCGAGGTTCAGCGCCTTTTCCCGGAGCGGGTCCAGATCAACGACCACGCAATCGATCTCGGTATGTCCCAAATCCAGCAGCACGCGCAGCCGCTGGTGGCCGCCGACGACATTGCCGCTTGCTTTGTTCCAGACGATCGGTTCCACAAAACCAAACTCCTCAATGGAGCGTTTCAGCTTCTCATAATCCCGGCTGCCGGGTTTCAGCTCCTTGCGCGGGTTGTACGCTGCCGGGTTCAGCCGCTCAGCTGCAATTTTTTGTACTTCCATGTTGTTCTCCTAACGTATAGGCCTCGTATGGAACGCCGATATATTCCAGCACATGGCGCAGGCCGAGGCCGCCAGCCTCCCAGTCTTTCATACAGTACCGCCAGAGTTTCGGATGGGTTCGCTGCAGCTGCTGGAAGCGGGTAGGTTCTTCGTCCAGATGTGCGCCGAACATGCAGAAAATACAGCCGGTCCGCACATAGCCCATGTCATAGATTTTGCAGTATGGCACCCGGAAGCGCCGGATATAGGCCCAGATGTCCGCTTCAGTCCAGAAAGAGAGCGGCGTTGAAATCGGGCGCTTGGCCTGAAAGGCATTACAGCCATTTTTTATCCATAGTTGCGTGCGCAGCTTGCTCTCCGCGGCCATGGTGCCGATGAATGGCACCCGGCCTGTCTCTTTGGCATATTTTTTGAGGGGCTTCTTTTTCATCTCATTGCAGCAGCCAGCGCCGATGCGAAACGGCGCGTCCAGCAGATAGCGCCACTGCTCGGAGAGTTTGAAGCGCGTCGTCCGCCCATCCGGCATAATGCCGTAATATTTGGCGCGCAGCACTCTTTCGCCGCCGGAGCGCATACGCTGCACCCACTCGCTCTGCTCCTTGCCGATGACCGGATAGCCGTGCTTTTCAATGACCTGCCGGAATGTCATTGCAGGCCGCAGGCATGTGACATTCTCGGTACTTTTGACAAACTGACGGATCTCCGGAAACTCCAAGCCGGTGTCCGAAAACACAGCCGGAACGTCCGGATATAGAGAGCGGACGAGATGCAGCAGAACGGTGGAGTCCTTTCCACCGGAAAAGCTGACATAAACGTCGCCGCCGTAGTGCGTATACCATTCCCGGATGCGCAGGCGGCTTTTTGCAATTTTGACATCCAGCGGAAGCGCCTGCATCTGCTGTAGTTCCCAAAGTTCCATTGTTTTTGTTCCTCATTTCTTACATGGAGCGCGGAGGACGGAGTTGCACCGCCGGTTCCCAATCGGATGAATGGGCGGTCTGCTGTTAGCCTACCCGCGCGTAAAAAGGAGCAGGGCGCTATGCCTGCTCCGTCAAGTTATGATGGCGTTCTGCCTGTGTAATTTTTTCGCCGCAGTACATTCCAGCGCCCAGCCGGTCGATTTCAGAGAACGGCAGCTCTGGCACGGTCAATTTGGCCCGGCAGGCCGGGTCCAGAAAATAAACATAGCGCAGCTGCCAGCCGGAGATCAGCCGGGAACCGCTCTGTTCCAGAAAGGTTTTCCAAGCAAAGCGCCCGTCTGTGTAGTCAAAATAGCAGCGCCCGCCCAGCTCCTTTCGCGGCTGCGTGGGGCTGGAAGAGAGCGTCATTTTGTGGATGCGCGTCCCGTCCGGTAAAACGCAGAGCGCTTCGTTGGGCTTGATCCCGGTAAGGACGAAATTGCTGGCCCGGTAAATGGCCCCGTCTCCGCAGGAGCAGGCATCGGCAAAGGACACGACCCATTTGATCTGCGGCGCATAGCGTCTCAGCATCCGCAGGCTGATGGCAATCGCCCGGCTTTCGCTGTTGCGCGGCAGCACGGCGTCAAAGGCCATCCGGTTCAGTTCCAGAAATTCATTCCAACCCGTGCCCTCCACAAGACCAATCAGCAGCCGCTTGTTCATGCTGGGGCCGTAGCTCATCACGCCGTGCAGCACGCCGTCGAGAAAGACGCCAAAATGCAGGATGCTGTTGTTGACCACTTTCCCGGAATAGTGGTGCGCCCGAATGAACGGATTTGCAACGGAACCGGGGATCACTTTCAGTACAATCTCCTTAGCCCGGCCCATGTGCGCCTCCCTGCGGCGTCTGGATGGCATGACGCTCGGCCTGCGTGATCTTTTCGCCTTTATACATTCCCGCGCCGAGTTCGTCGATCCGAGAAAAGGGAATCTCCGGCACGGTCAGGCGCTTTCGGCAGGCCGGGTCGATGAAGTAGACATAACGCAGCTGATAGCCGGGGATCGGCGTGGCCCCGACGTAGTCCAGATATTTTTTGAAATTATAAGTGCCTCCGGTCACGTCAAAGAAGCTCAGGCCGCCCAGTTCCTTCCGCGGTACGGTGGGGTTGCTGGCCAGCGTCATTTTATGGACGCGCGTGCCGTCCGGGAGCACAGCCAGGTTCGCGTTTTCCTTGATCCCCGTGAGGACAAAATTGCTGGCCCGGTAGATCGTGCCGTCCCCGCAGGAGCAGGCATCGGCAAAGGACACGATCCACTTGATCTGCGGCGCATAGCGGCGGATCAGCCGGATGCTCATGGAGATCGCGCGGCTTTCGCTGTTGCGAGGGAGGTAGCTGTCAAAGGCCATCCGGTTTAGTTCCAGAAACTCATTCCAGCCGGTATCCGCCACCAGACCGATCAGCTTGCTCTTATCCAGACTCGGCCCGTAGCTCATCACGCCGTGCAGCTCGCCGTCCAGAAATACGCCGAAATGCAGCTTGGAGTTGCTCACGACCTTCCCGGAGTAATGGTGCGCTTTGATGAATGGGTTTGCCACAGAAGAGGGCAGCACCCGCATTACAAGTTCTTTTGCTCTGCCCATTGCCGGACCACCTCGTACAGGCCGTTGCCGTTGTGATTTTCATTTCCAAACGTCTCTGCGACCTGTTTCTGTTCATAGACATAGCGAATGGCGCGCAGGATCAAATCGGCCTGCCGGTCATGCACGGTCAGGCTGATCTGCTGGAAAGGCTTTTTCTCGCCGGAGTCCAGTGTGAAGGACTCGCCGAACTCCTCCGCCGAAATAGTGGGAAAACCGAATACCGAAAGATCGGCGGCAATATCCGCCAGTTCCAGCGGCAAAAGGTCCATGTCCCATTGAGACAGTTCTCCGACCTTGTTGTCCACAAGGCGGAATGCTTTGATCTGCTCCGGTGTCAGCTCGTCGGCGATCACGCAGGGGACCGTTTCAAGCCCAAGTTGCTGCGCGGCCTTATACCGGGTGTGGCCCGTAATGATCTCATGGTCCGCAGAAATGACCAGCGGCACCAGAAAGCCATATTGCCGGATGCTCTCGGCCACAGCTCCAACTGCCTGCTCATTTTTGCGCGGGTTCTTCTGATACGGGTGGATTTCTCCGATAGGAAGAGAAAGAATGTTCATTGTGTGCCTCCGTAGAAAATCAGCTGCCGCGGGCGGCCAGCAGGCGCTCCATCATGTCGTCCTGCGGATTGCCCACAAAGGCCGTGGTGCAGTTCTGCTTGACAATATCGAACAGCTCATACCACAGCAGATTTGCCTGCTTCTGAAAAGACTGACTCATCTGGACAAACGGACTGGTAATCGCGCCGCCCGTGGTCGGGTGCTTGCCCAGCAGGCCGTAGGTGCTGATGGCATCCTCGCACTGGATATACCGGGCAAATGCCTGTGCGTAGGCTTCCAGCAGCCGGGGGTTAATCAGCTTCTCACAGCCGCGGGCTTTCAGCCAGCGCCATGTTTCCGTGAAGATTTCATCTGCGCCCAGCGGCTTTCCGTCACGCTGCCGGGCGCTCAGATATTCGCTGGGGTTTGGCATGTCCTGCCCCAGCAGGTCCGCCGCACCGTCCAGCGTGCCAGCTTCCAGTTCCGGCGCATCAAAGGCTAGAATTTCCGCCTTGCGCCCGGTGATGATCTTATCTGCAAGGGAATCCGGCTTATTTCCGGCGCGCACGCGCCTGCCGCCCCTGTTGGTTCCGTCTTTTGCCATGTTTTTTCACCTGTGCTTTGTATCCTGCGGGTTAATACACTGTTTGAATTGCCATTTTTTCGCGCGATACCCCACGCCCGCTGCACATTCCGAACATTTTAGAGATTTTCTCTCCCCCTGCCGTTCGGATGTGCGCCCCAGCGGCCACCCTCGCGGGCCGTGATCTCGGAATGACAGGTATGGCAGAGCGCCATCAGATTGGAGCGCACATGGGTCCCGCCGCGAGAGAGCGGCAGAATATGATGCACCTCTTCCGCAGGCGTGAGCTTGCCGCGCTCCAAACATTTCTCGCAGAGCGGATGCTCGGAAATATAGCTGTCTCGAATCCGCTTCCACGCCCGGCCATATCGGCGGCGGCTGGCCGGATCGCGTTCATATCGGTTATATCGGGCCGTGACCTGCTTTTGATGGACCTCGCAATATCGGCCCTCGGTCAGGTTGGGGCAGCCCGGATAGGAGCAGGGACGCTTGGGCTTTCTCGGCATGGGCTGCACCTCCTGTGGACAAACAAAAGGCACCAGCCGGGATGGCTGATGCCCTTGTGCATTTCTTGATGGTACCAGTATACCACAGATTTTTTCAAATAGACTGCCGTTAAACTGCCATCTTTACTTGCCGAACAGCAGGACGGACATCCGTTTCAGCGCATGTTCCCGGATACGGTGGATCTGACGCTCGCTGAAATTCAGCTGGCGTTCCAATCGCGCTGCCGCGCCGGAACGACGGCTGTCGCCCATGTAGAACTCCCGGAGCACGGTCTGCTCCGTATCCGAAAGTGTCGCCCACGCGGGCTTGAACCAGCACATATATTCCACCGCCTCCCGGTATCGCTCCTGAATGACATCCAGCGTATCCAGCGAGTGGACCAGCCGTTCTTCTCCGGCCTGCGGATTCCGGCTGGATGGCACGCCTGTCATTGGCCGCCCGCCCGTGGACAGCATCCGGTCATACAGGGCCTTCGTCTCCTGCGGCGTGATGTTGATGATTTCCCGCATCGTATCATAGTCCTGCATCGCCGAGATGGTCGCCGAGGGCTTGTTCAGATATTTCCACGCGATCATTCGACAGCCCTCCCGTCTAGCACCGCCTGCGCCTGCTGCGCCGACGTGACCATTTCAGCCACGCCGCCGGATGCGCGAATGCGCCCCAGCGTGATGGTTTGCAGCGCCGTCGGCTTTCCGCCGGGCCGCTTGACCTCAAAGGCCACAAACCTGCCGTCGTCGCAGGCCACAATGTCCGGAATGCCTGCCGTGCCGTACATTCCGCCGTGGGTTTTCCACGCGAAGCACCGGGGCCGCGCCCGCAGCAGCTTCAAGATGGATGCCACAATCTCTTTTTCCAGCATGGATACCTCCCATTCATTCTGTGTCCTGTTTCCTTGTTTCCTCCCAGACTAGAGGTCCGCCTATATACGCGCGCACGCGCACACGCGCATACGACGGAATACGCTTCCGTGTAGCTCTAGCTATATAAAATGAAAAGTAACAGTAACAAGGAAACAGGACCGATCATTCTGTGATTTTACAGCGGCGCAACGCGCCCTTCCTCGAATCCGGCCACATCGCACCGCGTGCGGAGCAGTTCATAATCGACGATCCACGCCTTGCAGCTCTCCGTGCCGATGCGCTTCTGCACATTGGCCTGCACGAACAGGTCGGAGTGCATCAGCTGCTTTTTGAACTGGCTGTAGGGCAGCACCTCGCCCACAACTGCATAGTCGCGGCGATACTTGGTGTACAGGTCATAGACATGACTCAGCCGGATATACAGCAGCTTTCCAGTATCGTCGAACGTGTAATCCACCTCCGGGAACAGGCCCATGCGGGCCATGATCTCAAAGGTCTGCTCCACGATGCTCTGGTTGTTGGTGCTGCCGTCAAGCAGATAGCTGCGCACGGCGGTTTCGGAAAACCGGACGCAGGCATCCATATCCAGCGGAAATACCGCATCCCATTCCAAACGGAAGCCGACGCAGACCTGTTCCAGCAGGCACAGCCCCGCATAGCCGCAGGCCAGATTGTTGATGACGCGGGCAGGCAGCTCCTTTGCAAACTTCCCGCAGCCGTCCTCGTACCAGCACCGGGCCTGCTTCGGTGACGTTTGCAGCGCCGCTTCCAGCAGCGTCCGCCCCAGACGGCCCAGCGCCGTATCGCTGCCGTACAGCCGGTTGAACGCCATCCGCCGCTCCGCGCTCTGCAGGTCTTTTTTGGAGAAGAGCAGTTCCATGCTGCGCTCCCGGATGGCAGCCTCGTCCGGCGACTCCTCTCCGGCCACGATCAGAGGCGCAGCGAGGTCATAGGCGATCATGCTCTGGTCGGCACGTCCGCGAACGCCCGCATGACCGTCGTAGCTGTCGCGGAAATGGTTATACAGCACGGACAGCCGGTTTCGGTCCAGCTTGGAGGGCTTGAACTCGTCCAATGCCAGCGGGACCAGATTGGACGAGGCCGCCTCCTTCATCAGCGTAAATGCCGTCACCTGCGAGGCCGCATTGATCTTGTTCCGGCAGAAGATCGGCAGCAGAATGCGCTCCATCGTCGTGGATTTGCCGCTCCCAGCCTCACCGATCAGGAACAGATGCGGGAACTTGATCCCGCCGAGGCGCAGATGCTCTTTCAAAAAGCAGCTGGCGGCCCACGTCAGGATGGGAACTGTTTTGGCAGGCTCGTTGTAGCTGAGCAGCCATGCGCCCAGCTGCCGGAATGTGTCCCGGTCCAATTTCTCCTGCCAGAGCAGCTCGCTTTGAATGCTCCGGTATTTTTCCAGCTGCACAATGTCCGCAACTTCCTCGCCGCCTGCCGCAATGGCCCCGTCCATGGAGACGTAAACCATTTTCCCGTCATGTTCATAAATGCCCATCGCGCGCACGCCCTGCTTCTGCGGCCAGTCTGCGCCGGAAACACAGTTTTTCAGCAGTTCCAGATCACCCTCGGACCCGGTATAACTCAGCGCGATGGTTCGCCGGTTCAAAATCCCCTTGAAGCGCTGTAAATTGGCAAAATCCGAGGTCATAAAGGTCTCCCGGAATACCTCGCCGCGCACGGTCACGAGGTCCGCCGTCAGCTGCGTCTCTGTTTCCGCGGAGATCATCTCCACGGGCTGCATCACAAAATTGGTGATGGGATAGACGCTCTCGCCCTTGCTGCGGAAATACCGCCCCTCATAGGCAAAGACCGGGGTTTCGCCTGCTGCATGGTAGCCATCGGTCACAAGCTCCAACGCCCGCGTCAACGTTTCCTCGCCATAGGTCGCGCCGCTGGCATGGTGCGGCTGGTCCCACTTTTCCCGGAACAGCTTGCTCTGCCGGAACAATCGCTCCATCTGCTCCCGGTCCCGGCCCGTCCAGAATGCCAGCTTGCAGCAAAGGGCCATGTCCGCCTCGGACTGGCTGGCATAGCGGTCCTGCCAGTTTCCGTCCCATAAGGCACGGAACGCCTCGCCCTGATCGGCCAGCTCCGCACGCTCCAAGACCTGCGTGTCGCTCAGCGGCTCGGATGCCGCGGCCCGCGCCTTGCCTTTGCGCTGCGGCTTTTCCGGCTTGATGTAGGCCGCATGAATCCACGGCAGAATGTCGCTGCCGTCCGTGATCGTGTCCGGGCAGCCCGGAAGCGCATTGCCCGTCATGGTAAAATAGCGGCTGTGGCCGTACATTTCCACGCCGTTTTTCGTATTTTTGTTTCCGGCCTCCGGCATGGTTCCATGAAAAAACAGATGCAGGCCCTCACCGGACGGGCTGATCTCCGTATACGTCTGCGCACGCGCCAGAATAGCGGCGGCGACCTCGTTCAAATCGCCGCTCTGGGCATCCCGGCAGTGGTCAATGTCCACGCCGACCAGACCGTCGTCTGCGGTAAAGACGAAGCCCACACCATTGTAAAGGTACTGCTGGCAGGCCGACTCAGCCTCTTCCAGCGTTCCCCATGTCTGCGCGTTAATGCTGGACGCCTTACGTCCGTTGTGCGGGTTGTACGGCACCTTGGTCGGTTTCCCGCGTTTGGCTGCCGGTTCGAGTCGCCAGCAAATCCACTGCCGCCGCTCTGTTAGTTCCTTTGGAAAGCGCACGTCGCTTCCACCTCCTGTTCCTGCGGCATTTTGCCGCGCCCTGTTTCTTTTTGGAAAAGCCCTTTTGCTGCCGGGCTTCCTGTTCGACACGGACCATGGCCGCATAGGCCGTGGGGTCGAAATAGCCCTCTGCGTTGCGTCGGCTTACGCTCATCCGTCCACCTCCGCCATATCCCCAAAGTTTTCTCCGGCAGCGGCCTCGGCGAGGATCGGTACATCAAAGGCCGGGAACGGCTGGGCCTCCATGCAGCCGCGCACAAAGCGTATAGCCTCTTCCTGCCGCGCCTCTGGCAATTCAAAGACCAGTTCGTCGTGAATTTGCAGCAGCGGACGCAGCCATGGCCGCTCCGGCAGCCCTTGGAGCAAGCGGCCCAGCGCCAGTTTCAAAATATCTGCCGCCGTGCCCTGTATGGGCGTATTCAATGCGCAGCGCTCGGCAAAGGAACGCTTTGCCCAGTCCTGCGAGGTGATTCCCGGCAGATAGCGCCTGCGGCCAAGCCAGGTCTCGCTGTAATGCCGCGCCGCCGCCTGCCGCTTGACTGTATCCTGCCACCGACTGAGGCCGGGATAGCCGCGTTTGAGGTTTTCAATGATCTGCTCGCACGTTTCCAGCGGCGTTTCCAGACCGGCCTTGAAATGCAGCGTGCGCTGTAAACCCTTTGGAAACAGGCCATAGAACACGCCGAAATTGCAGTTCTTTGCAATCGTGCGCCGCTCTTTATAGTCCGGCGCATTCTTGTCCACAGCCTGCGCAAAGGGAATGTGATAGATCACCGAGGTGGTCTGCGCATGAATATCACCGCCGCTGCGGTAGGTTTCCAGCATAGTATCGTCCCGGCAGTAGAAAGCACCGACGCGCAGTTCGATCTGCGAGAAGTCCACAGAGAGGAACCGGCATCCGGGCGCGGCGCGGAACAGTCTGCGGATGCCGATGGGGTCGCTGCCCTTGCGCGGCATATTTTGCAGATTGGGATTCCGCACGGCAAAGCGGCCCGTTTCCGTCCCCAGCGGCAGATAGTCCGGGTGGATGCAGCCGGTGACGCTGCTTAGATGCCGCAGATAGCCGTCCAGATAGGTGCTTTTGAGCTTGGCCCACTTGCGGTATTCCTGTATCAGGTCAAACAGGCGGCAGAGCTCCGGGCGATTGGCCGCGCACCATTCCCGCAGCCGGATCATGGTCTCATCATCTGCCGCCTCCTGATACCGCGCAGTGGTCTTGACCACAGGCAGGGCCAGCGTCTCATAGAGATAGCGCTTGAATGCAGAGGTGGAGGCGTTGGCCCCAATCTCCACGCCGCCTGTGATCCCGTCGATCTCTGCCCGCAGCGTCCGGAGGCGCGTTTCCGCCTCCGCCTGTTTTTCTTCCATCGCTGCGCGGTCCATCCGCACGCCGTTATAGGCCATGAGGCCGCAGTAGACTGCGGTCGGGCTTTCCAGCGCTTCCACAATCGCCCGGTGCCGCGGCAGAAAGCGGTCAAACCAGCGGTTAAAGAGGCGGTAGAGGCGCAGCGCAAAGTCGCTGTCCGCGCAGGCGTAGCGGATGGTTTCTGCATCCTGCGGGTCCAATTCATCAAAATGCCGCCCTGCCGTCACAGCCTCGAAGCTGGGCAGGTCTACGCCGAGCAGCTGCGGCACCAGCGTTTTCAGGCCGCAATCGGAAAGAACACGGAACTCGGACGCGCTTTTCAGCGTCATCTGCGCCGCGGCCATGGTGTCATAGCAGGGCGGCTGCACGACGATCCCCAGCGCGTACAGGAACTTTGCCTCGAATGCGAGATTATGCGCGATTTTTACCACGTCCGGATTGCAGAACAGCCGGGTGCGGAGCAGGTCCATGATACTGTCGGGGTCTGCATTTTCTCCCTGCCGGTGCCGCAGCGGCACATAGATGGCGCTCCCTTCCTGTACGGAAAGGCTGATGCCGGTGATCTCCGCCCGGTGCGCGTCCAGCGCGGCCCGCGCCTCCACACGGAAGGCAGGCCCAGGTGACGTTTCAAAGTCAAAGGCAACGACCGGCGCATCTGCCAGATAGGCCCGCAGCGCCACATCCGTCGTCACACATTGGTATTCCATCTGATCTCCTTTCTGCGGGCGAAGCGGCGAAATGCCGCTCCGTCCACACTTGGGTTAGGCGAGCGGCTCGACCACTTCGCCGGTTTCCGGATCGACCGAAATCGCCGGATCGGGTTCTTCTGCGTCAAAGCCGACCGTGCTGCTGTAGGCTTTGACCTGCTCGGTCAATGTCTGGATCAGCCGCTGTTCCTCCTCCGACAGGACACGATCCACGCCGAACGCCGCCTGCGAATAGGCGATGCCGCTGGAATTGGTGGCCTTTTTAAGAGAAAAGCGCGTGACGACTGTATTGCTCTTTCGGCCCTTGGAGAGCAGGCGCTTGATATACCGCGAAAACTCCCGGAGCGATCCGGTGGGGAGCGAGAGGATCATGGGGAACAGCTCGCCCTCCCGCAGCAGGAACACCCTGCGGCGGCTCTTGCAGGCCTTGCCGTTGTTCTCTCCACTCCCGAACTGGGCCAGCGGGCATTTGGCGCAGCTGCCGCCCGGCGTACCGACACCGGTCACGCCGTCGTAGCTGCCGCAGTCCGGAGGATTGCTGCCGCCTGTGTATTTCTCCCGGTAGTATTGCAGAATGGGATGGTGATGGAGGATCACGGCAGAAAACTCCTTCACAGTCTCCGGGCTGTCCTCCGTCTCGCCGGGCATTTCAAACACGGTCATGCCGCCGGAGGGGATTTTGATCCGGTCAAAGCCGCCCTCCAAGCCGTTCAGCTCTTCTGCCATATCCTCCATCTGAAAGGTCGCCAGCTGTGAAAATCCGCTGGCCGGGGTCAGGTTTGTATTCTGCTCTGTAGGCATGGTCATTGTCTCCTTTTTCATTTGGCCGCCTTTCTCAGGCTGACGGTCGATTTTTCAAACACGTTTACGAGACCGTCCAGCCACGCCGGAACGGTATCCGCATTTTCGCAGATTTGTTCCTTGACAAAGGCGGACAGGCTGTTTGCGTTGACGGTTTCGTAAATCAGGTCGCCGTATCCGGCCTCCCGCAGGGCAGAGAACAGTTCCTCTTTTCGCCCGGCTGCGGCAGATGCGCGCGTTTTGGTTGTCAGGCAGAACATCATGCCCGCGCGGGTGAAGTTCTGCGTCTCGGATTCGGCCATCCGGTCCGACAGTGCCAGATCGGTTCGCTCGATCTCGGCGTTCAACTCTTTCAGATGGGCTTCCGCCTGCACTTTTTCCTCCCGCAGCGCCCGCAGCTGGTCGGCCAGCACGAACATTTCCTCTGCGGCATTTTGTGTCTCATAGTTCATGGAATGGTTCCTCCAAAATAAAAGGATTTCGCCCGCGGCGGCAGTCGTCCACCAGCGCTTTCGCAAGGTCGGCCTTATTCCGCAGCGCGGTCAGCACCTTTTCATCCACAGTGCCTTTGGCAATCAGGTGAATGTAGGTGCAGGGGTTTCGCTGGCCCACGCGATGGATGCGCGCCTTGGCCTGCTCGTAGTTGGACATGGAATAGTCCAGCGAGTAAAACACCATAGTAGAAGCGGCAGTCAGCGTCAGGCCCAGCCCGGCAGTTGCGATCTGGCCCACAAAAACCGGCACGTCCGGGTCATTTTGAAACTGCGCCACCTGCGCTGCCCGGTCTTGCACTTCGCCTGTGATACAGGCGTACCGCAGGCCGCGCCCATCCAGTTCCTTGCAGATCGCGCGGATTTCCGGCAGAAAACGGGCGATGATGACCAGCTTCTGCCCCTCGGCCACGGCGCTTTCCAGAATGTCCTCCATGGCGGACAGCTTGGCGCTGCTGATCTGCTGGACGGCGGCATTTTCGTCGTTTCCGAGAAACCCTCCGGTCAGCTGGGACAGGCGCAGCAGCCGCGTCAGCACATTCGGCGCAGTTACCTCGCCGGAGGCCAGCTCCGCAAAGTTCTCTTTGACGAGGCTGCGATAGATTTTCCGCGCAGCCGGTTCCAGCTCCACCTGCCGAATAATATCGGTCGTTTCCGGCAGATCCAGGCAGTCTGCCTTGGCCGCGCGGTACGCGATGCTGTGCAGCCGGGCGGATAGTTCTGCCTCCATGGACTTCTTCAAAACCGGCGTATGGTTTCCATAGCCCACCATGTCAAAATAGCGGCTGCGGAAGGCATAGAAGCTGGTTCCAAAAATCGCGGGATTCAGGAACTTGTACGGGCTGAATACGTCGATGGCCTTGTTCGTAATGAGCGTGCCGGTGAGAAGCAAACGGTATCCGGCTTTTGCGCCCAGCCGGTGCATGGCCTTACTGGCCGAAATGTTGTGGGTCTTGATCTTGTGTCCCTCGTCGCAGACAATGAGGTCCGGTCCCCATACGGACAGCTCCTGCTCCATGCGCCACGCGGACTCGTAGTTCACCACGGCGACCTGTAGGGCCGTCCCGTTCATGTGCCGAAGCGTATCTGCCTTTTTTGCGCTGTCGCCGGTCAGGACGGCCAGTGCATAGTCAAAGGCCGCGAACTGCGCAAACTCTGTCTCCCATACGCCAAGGATCGAGAGCGGCGCGACGATCAGCACGCGCCGGATGCGCCCGGCCTGCGCCAGCGCGCCGGTGATGGCGATGGTCGTCAGCGTTTTTCCGGTGCCGATGCTACATCTCCATCAGGAGCGCTGCACCGCAGCTGCGCCGGATGGGAGAAACGTGCGTCACCTCCTCCTGCGCAAGGCCGAACAGGCCGCAGACAAATCGGAACGCTTCTTTCTGGTGCCGGTATGGTGTGGCCCGGACCGGCATGGGCGGAAAGGGCTGCATATCAGGCTGCGCCATGGCTGTCCACCTCCTGAATGTCCAGCGTCTCCACGCTGCCGCCCGGAATGAGGACGGTGATGCGCTGCTGCCCGCCGAAGAGCAGGCGAAGCACGCGCTCGCGCAGGCGGAGGGTCCGGCATTGGAGAATGTCGCCGGAATCCCGGCTGCCTGTCATGCGGATTTTTACGGAATGCTGCATTGTTTTCACCTCTGCTTTCTGAGGGCATGTGTTGCGGCCCTCATCTTCTAGCCACGGCAGAGGCAAATGTCAGGGGTGTTTTACAGATATTTTTGTAATTTTTTCAGCGCGCGCTGCAAGCGCTCCGAAATGGACTGGCGCGACACGCCCTCGGCACGGGCGATCTCCGCAGGTCGTCGCCCTTGGAAGTAGACTTGGACGATCAATTCCCGCTGCGCAGCCGGAAGTTTTTGCAGGGCCTCCCGCAGCGTTTCTGCGGAAATCCGCGCCCAGACCTCTTCCGGCACGTCGATCCCTGCGTCGAACAGGCCGCCTTCATAGGACAGCTCCGACAGGGAAACATGCCGCCGCGTCTCAGCGCGGGTGTTGTTGGCCTCCTGCCGGTCCAATTCCAGCAGCAGACTGCCCAGCGTTTCTTCCACCTCGATTTCGGACACTTCACCATTGACGAATACATAACGGATCTTCATGCGGACTCCTTTCGGGAGCCTGCATGGCGGCACTCTGGCCGCAAAACGAAAAAAAGCCCGCCGCACGACACTCAAGTGCCGTGCAGCAGGCTCACACCATAATATTTATATCCACGTCCCGCAGAACGCGGGGCAGTTGGACCTCTCTATGTACCTCCCAGAATCGCTATTCCACCAAATCCAGCAGCCATTTAGCTGTGGGCCGTGCCAGAAGCCGTGCGTTCAGATAGGCCATCTCCAAGGTCAGGCAGGTATATCCCATGTAATACCCGTCTATGGGCCGGAGGGTGATGGCGAGGTCCGGCGTCTCCATATCCGTCAAACACAGCGGCAGGAGGTATTGCAGCCTCTGCTGATAGATCTGTGGGACGGCATCGCCGGGGGAGACAACGACTTTTCGGCGCGCCAGCTCGACCGCCGTTTCCAGAAGAAGCGGCAGATTGCGGGCGCTTTGCAGTTCGGTGGGCAATCTTGCGACATTGGCCGGGTCACCGAGGATGTGCTCCACGTTGACGCGCACCGGCCAGTCTGGAATGTAATGAATACCTTGCATCGGCATTGAGTAGAGAGGCTTTTCCGGCAATGGGGAGATATAGCGCAGCAGCGCAGAGTTTTCGTCCGCGAAGCCCCGGAAGCACCACTTTAATAAAGAATCCAGTTTTTTGTTTCTGCCGAAGCAGGCGTAGATGGGCTTATATCGCTTTGTATAAAGGCCGGTATGAAAGCAGGCATATTCGTTGCGCAGGAGGATGATCTGGTCCTGCTCGGCCTTGTCGGTTGCAGCATTGTAGTCAATGACCTGTTTGCGAAAAATAGATTGGATGTATCGTTCTAAGATCGGCGTATCATAATTTTTCTCGGAATAACTGCCGCTGCGGAAACGCCACGGCTCCGGGAGCGCCAGTTCTGCCAGCGCATCCAGCTGTAAGTACCAGTTTGGGACAAAGGAGAACGAAAATAAGTCTGTTTCGTAAATCATAGCTTGTTCCAGCTTTCTGTGTATAATGAGGCGACCTCCCGGCAGATACACCGCGCCATCCGCGCAAGATAGCAGCTGCCTTCCGCAAACCGCGCCGTTCCGTCCCATGGATTGCACCAAGCCATGCAGTTCGGGCAGATGTGCGCCGAGGCCCGCTGTAGAAAGCGGAGCATGGATGCAAACACCTCCGCGCCCTCTGCGGTCAAATGCTCCGGCATGGGCAGGGTCAGGCGGGTGTAGGCTGCGAGATTGACGGTACTGGGGTCGTAGATCAAATCTTTCTGTTCATCCGTATCATGTGCCGCATACTCACGCAGAATTGGGTCCACGGGAACATGGTGCCGAGCGCAGTAGCACAGCGCCTTGACCAGTGCAACACTGCCGCCCTTACTCAGCTGCGGCTCGTTCATCACGCGCTGCAATGCACGTTTGCTCATATCCAGCTGTCGTGCCATATCTGCCTTGCTGTCAAAACAGGTGTTCAGAAGATAGTTCAGCACATAGGACGTAAGCCCTTTTTCCAT